GCTAACTATGGCTATAAGAAGAAAAGCAAAAGACGATAATTTTTTACCTAAGAAAAAGAAACCGAAAATAAAAGGTTGTCCTGATTGTAGAAATTTTCCTTTTAAACAGAATAAGCAGTTACAGAAAGATTATTATTGTCCTGCGCCTAATGCTAAAGGAACACTTGCTTTTATTCTTTCACCTATGGATTTCAATAATTTAAAAGTAAATAATTGGATGTATATTATGCAGTCCTATTTATCGGATTTTAACTTATTATTTATACCTTTTCCTTACTGTTATGCTCATGCATTTGATGCAAAGAAAACATCAATAACTATATTACGTATATGTAAACATAAGATTATAGATACGTGTATAGATCTTTTTAATGTAGATTTATTAGTAGTATTTCCGGAAACTAAGGATCTTTTATCTATTGATAACCCTACCAAGAAAGGTACTATTGATTGGCCGGGCAATTGGGGTGAATATAATGGTTTACGTACATATTATGCGAAAAAACTTTATTCAATTACAACTAAAGGTATTTGTGGTGCACATGTAGAGCATACGGCTAACAAAATTAAAAAGTATTTTAATAAAGAATTAATTTGGCAGCAAAGTCCTGATTTTCGCAGGGTATTAACGCTAGAAGATTTAGAAAATACTAAGAAGTTAATAGCTGATTTACCTTTAGTGACTATTGATGTTGAAACGAGTGGTTTAGATGTGCTAGCACCAGATTTTCGATTAAAGACAGTAAGTATTTCCTGGTTGACAACTACAGTGTGTATAGGCTATGATGTCGAGGAATGCGTAGATATAAAATATAAAGAGGCTGTTAAAACTTTTTTTATTGAATTGTCTTCGCGTAAAACCATATGTAAAACAGCCCATAATCTTAAATACGAAATGAGTGTATTTTACGTAGTCTTTGGTATGCGCGACTTCACTAATTGGGAAGATACCATGTTTTTATCTAATTTATTTGATGAAAACAAGCAATCTAATTCTCTGAAGTTTTTAGCTGGTGAATATTGTGATGGTTATGATAAATTAGTAGATGATTTTGAGAGTGCTACTTATGAAGAATTATTCTTTTATAATTGCTTAGATGGCGTATTTACTTATCAGTTAAAAGAAGGACCTTTAAATTGGTCTAAGCAACCACCTGAACTAGCTGAAAGATTAAAATATGCTTATCATAAATGTATGTTACCGCTTTGTTACGAATTATGTTTAATAGAAATGCATGGCGTACAGATTAATTATGATTACATAAATGAATTTAATGCAAAGACTGCTAAACAACTACAAGAGATTGATGCCGATATTAAGGATAAGTTTCCCGTAACTATAGGAGCTAATTTAGGTTCGCCAAAACAATTAGCTGATATACTATTTAATAAACTTAAATATCCTATTATAAAGAAAACTAAGACCGGTATTAGTACTGATTATGAAACTTTATTAACTTTAGCAGAAAGTCATAACTGTGATTTGGCTACTTTATTAGTTACGCGAAAGAAATTAGCCAAGATGCGCTCTACTTATGTTACACCTTATATAGAAAAACGTTCTGAATATCGAAATGATATGGTTAGAACTAATTATGGTCAAACGCGCAATGAAAGTGCACAATCAGGCGAAGCTAAAGGCACTAGAACCGGTAGACTCTGTGTTCATGGTGATACTATATTAAATACGAATAAGGGATCTTTTAAAATTAAAGACTTAGATTTAATTAAGTATCCTAACTGTACTATTTTAACACATAAAGGTAGACAGAGAAAGATTATAGCTAAGTATTATAAGGGCAGGGAAAAGATGTTTCGCGTTGTCCTTGATCATACTAAAAGCATATTATGCACAGTGGGTCATAAGTTTCTTACACCCGATGGCTGGAAACACTTAAGAGATTTAAGATATAAATCTAGAATATATACATATACAAATAATAATTTATATCCTACAACTATTGAAGCTATTATTCCTAAAAATACTTGTGATGTCTGGGATATAGAAGTAGAAGAAGATCATTCGTACTTAGCTCAAGGATTTGTTAATCACAATTCAAGTGCGCGCCCAAATCTCCAAAATATACCCAGAGATCCTACAGTAAAGAGAATATTTAGACCGAAAAAAACTAAAAATGATTCACGCGTAATGCTTCAAGCAGATTTATCTCAAGCGGAACTACGTATAGGAGCATCTTTAGCTTTTGAACAGCGTATGCTCGATATCTACGAGAACGCTGGTGATATCCACTGGGAAACAGGTAAGGCATCTTCTAAACCAGAGGATTTAGCTGCCTTAGAAACTATGGATCCAGAAAAAAAGAAGAAAGAGATAAAGTATATACGTACAAAAGCAAAGGCTATTAATTTTGGTCTTTTATATGGTGGAGGACCTGGTGTGCTACAAAGTGTAGCTAAGTTAGGTTACGGGATTGATATGAGTGAAGCAGAAGCTACTGAAGCAAGAGAAGCTTTCTTTAGAACTTATCCTAATTTAACAGTATGGCACGAGGCTGTTAAAAATTTCGTAAAAAACCACGGTTATTCTATTTCACCCTTCGGTCGTATTCGTCACTTACCTAATGTGTTTAACTATCCAGAACACGCAGAAGAATTTCACAAGTGTTTAAGACAAGGAATTAACGCACCTGTACAAAATTCTTGTGCCGATTTTTTGTCACAGGTATGGGCTATGAGCGGAGAGGATATACGTAAATATAAACTGGATGCACCAGCCTGTTTAACTGTGCATGACTCCATTGTGTTTGATTGTCTTAATGAAGATACAGCTTATCATGTTATACAAATTATAAATAAGACTACGGCATACTGGACTGATTTTCATAGACAAACATGGTTAAGATGTCCTATGGTTATGGATTATGAATTAGGACCTACCTGGGGTGATTTAGAAGAGTTAGATACTAATTCCTGTCTAACGGAAGATCGTAAAAAGGCTTATGCATCTCTTACAGCAGGGTTTATGCCTACAGAAGTTGCAAATAATATAGAAAGGAGATCTAATATAGTAGTTTAGATCTATTTATAAAGTATGGAAGGTGTAAGACAAGTATATAACCCAGAATCACAGTCAGACTCTTATTATATAACACCAACTACTCTAAAAAAGTTATTGGATTATTTACCTAAGATATATGGTGAACGCCCTATTACACGAAGGATAAGTTTAGATGTACCTATGAGTTCTACGCGTATAAAAATTGAAGAAGCAGAGGTTACTTATCCCGTTACACCGAGTATGCGTTACATAACATTATACTTTGAAGCTATACCACTTAGAGTAGGTCAAGGAATTATATACTATAAATGGTCTTTATTACATAGAAAAGATCTCCGTATAGTAGCTGATATTAAAAATTTATAATAGAAGGAGGTTATCATAGCAACATTGTTGAAATTTACGCAGGATGATTTAATCATTAACTTGCAAATAGGCGAACAGGTAGAGATTATAGATTTACGTACATGCTTAGCTATAAATGATGGGGATTTACCCAAAGAATATACACAGCAGCCTAGTTGGTACGCATTTTATGCATCAATACTTGCGAGTCAGGAAGATAAGTTAGCGACCGTAGAAAGAGAGTATACTAAGTATAAAGCAGATATTTCTTTACAGCTGCGCCAAGGTAAATTACAGATACTGGATAGTAATAACAAATCGTTAAAATTAACAGAAGGAGCTATACAAAATTATATAGATACAGATGAACATACTTTAATATATCAACAAAAAATACAAAAAATGCAAACAATATGTAAAAAATTAAAAAGTTTAGTTAATGGAAGTATACAAAGAAAAGACATGTTAATTCAATTAGGACTATTAGAGAGACAAGAAAGAAAACAGATTCCAATGAATAATGGATTAAGACAACATTAAAACAAAAGGAGAAATTATTATGGCAATTAATCAAAAGAAAGCAGCAGATAAAGCAGCTAATCCTGGCGGCGGCTTTTCTAAGCCCCTTAAACCTAATGAATTTAGGCCTCAAGCAAACAAATCTTACATACTACGTATTTTACCTGCTAATATCGATGAGTACGAAGCGGATGAAGCGGATGATTTTGCTTACTTATTTAAAGATCACGGTTCATACATTAAGAGTAATGGAGAAGCTTTATATGATATTCCTTGCCCGAAGATGTTTGATCCTAGAGCAGAATGCCCTCTTTGCAAAGAGAGTTGGGAATTACATAATAGTCCTCATCCTGAAGATAAGAAAATAGCTAAGGATTTATATAATCCGCCAAGAATGTATTTAAATATTTTAGATTTATCCGATCAAGAATCCGTAGCTAAAGGTGTACAATGGTGGAGCGCCCCTAAAAAAGCAATTTATGATAAGATTAAAGAATTACTTTTAAATCCTCAGTGGGTTATTAATGATAAGGATATTCTCGATCTTAAAGAAGGACGCAATTTTACTATAAAGATGATACCAGGTAAAGAATCATCCACAGGCTATGCCCAATATTCTATACAGCCGGCACCTAATGCTTATGATATAACGAGCTTTCTTGTAGGTGATTGGAGAGAGCGTATTAATAGTTTAGAAACTAAAAGACCTAGCATTACAGTAAAAGAAGTAACTGATATGCTTACATGTGAAGCAACTGCGACTACGCCACCACAAGTAAATGTACCAGCAATGCCTTCGAGTAACGCGACTACGCCCGGACTTCCTCAAGCTGCTGCAACTACACCGAATCTTCCTAATAATAATTCTGTTGCTCAAGAACTTCCTGGGAATAGCCCGACTACACCAAACCTACCTGGCGCTAACTCTATTACTCCAGAACTTCCTCAAGCTGCTGCGACTACGCCGACTTTACCAGAAGAAAATACTATACCGCCAGCTTTACCTACTGACACGCCTCCAGCATCACCCACGAATAACGCTGCCCAAGAAGCTTCTGTTGATGTTGAAAATAAACCTGAGTGTTTTGGTAAATATGTTCCGCGAGCAGAGAATTGTAAAAAATGTCAAAAGGAGAATCCTTCAGCGCACAAAGCATGTTGCGAAATATTCATGAATGAAGGTATGTAATAATTACTTTAATAAGTAAGTCGAATGAGGAGTACTTTCTTAATTGCGAGTACTCTTCATTTTATTTTAAAGGTAATTAAGGAGATACGCATGAGCGATAAGAAAGATAAAATATTTGCGGCATTACAAGGTCATAAAACCTTAAGTAAAGCCCTTGTTGTAGGTTTAGAAGATACACGCACGTATTCTGTGAATACACAGCATTACGCATTAAATAAAGCTATATCTGGTTGCTGGCACAAAGGCTGGCCTGGAGCATCAGTATCTGAAGTATTTGGTGATAACAGTTCAGGTAAATCATTATTGATATCTAAGGCTATGGCTTCTATACAGAATAATGATATTTTTATAGAAGATTCCGGCAAAGATCAGTTAAAAGCTGAAGATGGCTTAGTTATTTTAGACGATACAGAGAAAGCCTATTCTGAATCTTTTTGTGAGATGTTAGGTGTTATTAGAAAAGATATTGTTCAAATGGATAATAGCCTAACCGTAGAGAATCACTTTGAAACTATGGAAGAGACAATTAAGACTATAAGAAAAGTTTTACGTAAAGCTCCTATAGGCGTATTTTTAGATAGTAAAGATCAGTTATCAACAGATCACGAAATTTCTACTGATATGGATAAAAAAGATATGTCTAAAGCCGGTGTATTGCACAAAGCATTTAGAAAATACAGTGATTTTATTGCTAAAAAGAATGTTATGTATATGATAGCGTCGCACGTTATTGATAATGTTGGCGTAATGTTTGGTCCTAATAAGACAGTTAAAGGCGGATCAGCAACAGCCTATCAAAGTTCGATACGCGTAGATTTAAGAGTTAAAAAACGGTTTATGAATAATAAGATAAAGACTGATGAAATAGGGGAGCGGTCTGATACCTACGGTGTTAAAGTAATAGCAGAAGTGGTTAAAAATAAAATAGCTAAACCTTTTCAGTATGCTATCTTAGATGTATTTTTTGATCATGGGATTGATCCCTATTCTGGTTTGCATGATTATTTTATTAGACATAAGAATTTATATACAGATACACCAGCAAAAGGAGGAAAAAATCCTCAATCTGCCATATTACGCTTTATCAATGAACGTACAGATAAAACTTTTAGTGATGGTGATTTAATTCCTTTTATTATTGATAATGATATATTAGATATTAAAAAGTACGGTCAAGAATACATGGAACCTATAGATTTAGGTAAGGTGCACGCAGAGCCTTCGGTGGATACATTTTTAGCTGATAATGTAACAGAAGATGATATTATAGATCGAACACCGAAAGTATAGCTACTTTAATATTTCTATTTTTAAGTAAGGGCGTGTATTTCACTATGCGCCTTTTTGTTTACTATTCTATTAATAGTATGAACTTATTATTTAAATTACGAGGCATAAATGAAAATAACGATTACGTCAGATTGGCATTTGCATAACTACAAAAATTTTAGCAAGATCAATCACGAAGGCTTTAATACTAGACTCATTGATATTATCAATGTAGGTAAGTACATTAATCAATATAATATTAAGAATGATATATGGTTGACCCTTCTTACAGGCGACCTTTTTCATACTTTCTCTTTTGTAGAAAATGATGTTTTAAATAATGCTATAAATTTACTGCGTAATTGGTCTGGCACATTTGCTTACATACCCGGTAATCATGATTTGAAAGCTAAAGGCGCTTATACAGATGATGCTGTAGCTTCTGCTGCTTTACAAGATTTAGCTAACGTTAGGTATTTAAATGGCGATATGATCCAACCAACCGCTGATCTTAGTATTTATGGTCTAGGTTGGCAAAATCAAGAAGTATTCCAAAATCACGAATTTCCTAAAGCAGATATTTTTATAGGACACCAGTTTATAGAGAATAGCTTATTACCTGGCGGACAAGCTGTTAATGAAGCATTAAAAGAAAAATATAAATTTCTAATTTTTGGAGATATTCATAAACCGGAATTACAAGGAAGTAATGTATTAATACCAGGTGCTCCATTGCAACATAATTTCGGTGATGAAGGTCAGGAAAGAGGTTTTTGGGTTTTAGATACAGATACATGGACTTGTGAATTTATACCTGTTAACATATCACCAAAGTTTATAACTGTTACTGACGTTAAGGACATTAAAGATGATATTAACTATTATCGTTGCAGAAAACCTATTAAATCATTAAAAGATATCAATAGAGAAAATGTAATCGTACAAGAAGAAACGAATAAAAGAGAATTTCGTACAACAGAAGTGAGTGCGGATCTGCAAGATGAGGATTTGCTTCTATCTTATATGAAAGAAGAGAATGTAACTTATGATACTGCTATAGGTTTAGACTTTTTAAAGAATTGTGATTCTAAAGCTTTAACACCTAGTAATTATATTATTACAAATATTCAACTTGAGAACTTTATGTCTTTTCAGGGTGCTCATTCTTTTGATTTTACAGAAGGTTTACATCTATTTCAAGGTGAAAATGGCAATGGGAAAACTACCCTATTTGAAGCAGTATACTACGGTTTGTATGGCGATACTACTAAAGGTGTAGGAGCTGACGAAGTTGTTAATGATGTAATAAACAGTGATTGTTTTGTTGAAATAACGTTAAAAGAAAGACAAAACGAATTAGTAATTAGACGTTATAGAAAGCATTCTCAGCATAAGAATGATTTTGTATTCTATTTGGATGATACAGAAGTACGTAGAGAAAGTATTAAAGAAACGCAAGCGGAACTTGATAGAGTATTAGGATCAAGTAAAAACTTTTTTAAGAATACTTGTTATTTTAGTCAAGAAGCTTTTGAATTTTTTAGCACGCTAGGCGATTCTGCACAAAAAACTGTATGTAAGAATTTATTACAGATCGATCGTTTTGAAGAAGCAGGACATAAGGCAAATAGAGAATTAGAGAGTATTAATACGCGCTATAATACTATACATAAAGATATCGGTACACAAGAAGCTGTTAAACACGAAAGAGAACTACATTTAGAAGCTCTTGAATTATCTTCTGCGCGTTGGCAGACTGACTATAATACGCGATTAGCTACTGCTAAACAAACAGTTAATGATTCTGAGATACTTAAACCCGATTTAACTGCACAATTAACTGATATATTAACAAGTTTAACTAACGTAAAAAATGCACAGAATTTAATTAATGAAAAAAAGCCTGTTGTTGATCCTAAATTTGATAATAAAATAAAGAGAGTAGAGATGCTTAAAGATGGTGCACAAGAAGACTATGAAAATTCTTTACAGGCACCGAGCGAGTTAACTGCTTTGCAAACGGATCTTACAAAAATAAAGGCAGAACAATCTGAATCTGATAGTCGTAACACACTATTTACAACTAGAATAGCTGAATCTCTTGAGTCTATTAAAACGTATGAACTCAAATTACAGTCTCTCGATTCTAATTTATGTCCTGAATGTAAACAGAATTTAAAGAATACAAGTGAGTTACGCGGCGTATATACAAAGAAGATTAATTCTTATAAAGCGTTGATTGAAGAATCTAATATGGCTATTTCAACTATTCCGGATAGTGATACTTATGCTGCACGCATAGCTACTTTAGAAGAAGGTGTTAAACAACTAGAGGAAAAACATAATAAACAGGTTCAATCAGCCAAAGAGAATGTTGAATTTTTTCAGGCTAATCTATTAGAAGCATATAATGAAAAATCTGCGGAAACTAATCGTCTGGCTACAGAATATACATCTAAGATACATACGTATAAAATGCAGCAAACAGAATTAGAAGCACAAAAAAGCGTACTTGAAGAAAAAATACAGTCCGTCGATACACAAATACATAATGCTAAATTAACGTTAAATCAATTAATGGAAGAAACTAATACTTATTTACCTTCGATAGATAACGCTAAAAAATCCCTTGCAGATATATCTGATAAAATAGATAGTTTAGCTAAAGAATATGAGAAACTCGCTACTGATCAATCTATTATGCAATTTTGGAGTAAAGCTTTTTCTAATCAAGGTATTGTGTCTTATTTACTAGATGATTTTTCTAAAGAATTTACTACGATTATAAATGATGTATTACTTGATTTAACACAGGGAACATATACAGCTGTATTGAGTACGCAGAAAAAATTAAAGTCAGGAGAGTATAGAGAAAAGTTTGAGTTTCTTATTTCAATAGAAGGTAAAACACGATCTTATAAAGCTCTATCTGGAGGACAGAAATCGCGGATCAACTTAGCGACGGTTATTACCTTAACACGTTTAGTACAGAAGTATTATGGTTTATCGGGTATACCTTTCGGATTTCTCGTACTGGACGAATTAGTAAGTC